AACAAATATTCAATATCAAATGTTGGAAGTGATTCCACCTTAATATTCTTTGTAAGAATACAATTTTTAATTACTGTCTTAATTGCAGTTGTAATTTGCTTTGTATCTTCACTTTCTAAAGCAATTACAAGCAGTTTTTCCTCTTTAACTAAAAATGGTCTGTATTGAATTGTTTCTCCTGTTGATGGCAATTCAAGTTCATATGATGGGGTTGCAATCTTTGGTAAAGGCATAATGTCCTATAAAGTTCAGTATGATTATTTATGGGCAATGGCCGGATGGTAAAGTGGCCTACCCGAATAGATTTTCTGTAGAAAATGCCTTATAATATGAGGACAAACAAACAAAACAAATGCGACAAATTTTCTTCGGTCTTGTTTTTCTTTATGGAGTTGCACTTTCAACCTATTTTGGATCTTGGGGAATTAGAGATATGGAAGCTCTTGAAAAAGCAGTTTCCGTGGGAGCACAACATCAAGAAATTCGTCACAGAATGAATGTTTCTGCTGAAGGAAATTGGTTTTTACTTTCAAATTTAATTGCAGTTACTGGTGCTCTTGGAATGATTGGTTCCTATAAAAAGGATGATTAATTTACTAAAAAAAATAATAATCGGATATTTTATATTTACAAGTGCTATTCTTGGTATGACTTATATCATATCAATATTACCTTTACCCGATCCGCCGACAGATGCAAGAGAATGAGGGTCTTAATGACCCTTTTTTTTATTTCAAATTAAGTGTATAATTTCCACTATAAGCATCTTTAACATTAATACTATTTCCTGTTGCAGCAGCAGGATTGTAATTAACTCCCCCAGTTGTAGTGAAATCGCCCAATGAAGTCAGATTTAAATTTGGATTAAATGCTTGAGCATTAAGTGCAGCCAATTGCTCATTGGTCAAATTGAAATTTTTTGGAGGTTGAGACTCTTTATCACCTTCAGTACTTCCCTGGTTCAAAATATATCTAATGTAAGTCATGGTTACGGTACACTTAAGTAAAGATGATGAATCATAAGAAACTGGTATTGAAGTTACAGAAGTTGGAAATGATTTTACAAATTCATATTCCAAAGTCTGTCCAGTATAATCTCTTTCAAATTTTATAACTTTTAGTCCAGATGCAACATATTCCTCTACATATCTTGCTCTATAAAAATAATGTGCATCTGCTGATCCCGAATTTTTATCGCTCTGTCTTCCTCTACTTTCATCTACAATAAATTTAATCCAGGTTTCAAAAAATCTAATTGGCAAATAATTTTCTGCATCAACATAGAAAGTAAAATCAATTCCCTCATCATAAACTCTTCTATATGCATGTCTTTCTGTTACGCCAGTAAAATCATTATTAATTTCAAGAGTTGCTAACCTTGATCCAGGAAGAGTTGCTTCGGAACATAATAAATTCAATTGTTCTTGCTTATAATTTACTCCATTATATTTAAGAAATTTTGTAAACTCTGCATTACTTGGTGCTGCAATTTCAACTTCAAAATGAGAAGTCAGTGCGGGGCGAAGTAGATTTGCTTTAATGACTGCTACTGTCCTTTTAGTAGGCATTTATAAATACTTTTTGAAGCGTTATATTATGTAGTAAAGATAATGGCAGAAAGTTATAAGAGCAAATACAGACCATCTTATCCAAACAAATATAAAGGAGATCCAAATAATATTATTTGTAGGAGCAGTTGGGAAAGACGTTTCTGCTCTTGGTGCGATCTCAATGAAAATATAATTGAATGGGGAAGTGAAGAGTTTTGGATCCCTTATCTCTCTCCTGTTGATAATCGTGTTCACAAATACTTTCCTGATTTTATCATCAAACTCAAAGAAAGTACAGGACAAATCAAAACTTATGTGATTGAAGTCAAGCCAAAAAAACAAACTCAACCACCAAAACCAAAATCAAGAGTGACAAAAGGATTTCTATACGAAGCAAAAACTTATGCAGTCAATCAAGCAAAGTGGAAAGCAGCCGTAGAATTCTGTAAGGATAGAATGTTAGAATTTAAAATTATAACCGAAGACGAATTAGGTATCAAATAATGGCAGAAGGTTTCGGTCAATATAAAGATACGTCTTCATCTACAAGAATAAAAGAACTCAAAAAAAGAGTTGCTGCATTAGACACAAGAGATCCAGAAGAAATAATGATAATTATTATGGATGTCTTTAAGGAAGAAGTATTATATCCAGAACCAGGAAAGTTTTATACATTCATTTATACTCCAAAAACTCCCGATATTGATTATGACCAACATCCACTGATTGCTTGTACTGATCTTCAAAAGTGGGGATTTAAAGGAATTAACTTTCATTGGAGACAATCAAGGAATTATACCTGGGAAGAAGTTATAGGTAAATTACATGTCGTTCGTCCAAATGAACTTGACGAATTGATTGCATTGAGTTATGGAAAATTCCGTCTAAATAAATAAAAACCATATCTATAATGGCAGATAGACCAACCGTTAATGGGTGGAATAATATAAATTTAAATAAACCAGAAGAGTATTCTTCAGAGTTTACTGTGGACGGCAATAGATATGCAAATGTAACAAATGTAACGACAGGACAAAGACAACTATATCTTGTAAGTGGTCTAGGAGGTACTCCATTAACCCAAAGAAGTTTACTTACCACAACGAATGTTGATGGAAAAGTTGAACCTGGGGAGGGATACAATGCTTTTTCAAAATCATATGGACTAACCAAACTACAAAACGCAGAAAAAGCAAATAAACAACAATCAACTAAACTTTTATCAACTCCAGGAATATCAACTAAGGACGAACTTGCAAAAGTAAAAGATTCGAAAGAATTTAAAAGTTCTTTAGCAAATGTTGGAACATCAGCAGGAATAACAACAGCATCCGCAGCTTCTGTTACAGAAGATCTTAAAAAAGAACAGGGGGGAACAAGAAATCAATTTCCTACACTACAATATCCAGAAAAACTACAACTAAAATTTCAAGATGTAATTCAATTTAGTATGGTAAAATACTCACCAAAAACATTCAATACTGGAAATAGTGAAAGTTTATCTGCTTTTAATGAGAGAAGAAAAATAAATCCTTCAGAGAAAGATAAAAATATTATAGGAGTTGTTACTCTTCCAATTCCGGGAGGAATAGGTGATGGAAATTTAGTAGATTGGGGATCAAATTCTATAGATGTAATGCAAGCAAGTTTGGCAGGTATTGCAGATGCGGCAATTGGAGGTGGCGGAGGTGCTGGTGCAGATGCGGCTAATAATAAAATAAATGCTGTTGCTAATAATGCGGATGCAGTAAGAAATGCCGCAAAAACCTATTTTACAGAGCAAGCAACAGGAACTCAGAATACACTATCAAGAACACAAGGAGCGGTATTGAACCCAAATATGGAATTGTTATTTAATGGACCTCAATTGAGACCATTCAATTTTACATTTAAATTAAGTCCAAGAAGCAAAAAAGAAGCAGAAAGTGTTCGTGGTATTATTAGATTTTTTAAGCAAGGAATGTCTCCGATTAGAACAGAATCAAATCTATTTCTGAAAGCACCACACACATTTCAAATTCAGTATCTTCACAAAGGTGAAGAACACAAATTTATTAATAAAATAAAAGAATGTGCATTACTTTCTTTTGTTGTAAATTATACTCCAGAAAGTAATTATGCAACATTTACTGATGGTGCAATGGTATCATACGAAATTCAAATGCAATTTACAGAACTTGAACCAATCTTTAATGATGATTATGGGTTGGGTACAGGATCGGGTGGTCCAGACACAGAAATAGGTTACTAAAATGCCAAGTTACTTCCGTCAAGTTCCAAATTTTGATTATGTTAGCAGACTACCAAATGCTAATATTGGAGATTATATTCCTGTAAAAAATATTTTCAAGAAAGGAAAACTTCGTGAAGATATTTTTCAAGACCTAGCATTCTTTGAAAAGTATAAAATTCAAGGAAATGATCGTCCAGATAATGTTGCCTTTGAAGTTTATGGCGATTCCACTTTAGATTGGTTAGTTCTTCTCTGCAATAATGTAGTTAATATTCAGACAGAATGGCCTCTAACACAAGATGCATTCGATAGATATGTGCTGAATAAGTATGGTGATTATGAAACTCTTTATAGTGGAATACATCATTATGAAACATCAGAAGTCACAAATAGTCAAGGAGTTGTTATGGTTCCTAGTGGATTAGAAGTTCCTGATGGATATTCAATCAATTATTATGATTACTTTATCGATAGTCAAATTGATACTGGAAATATTGCAGTTGAAGTAACTAACTATGAGTATGAAGATAAATTGGAGAATGATAAAAGAAATATTTACATTCTTAAATCAAGATACTTGAATGTAGTTCTTGATGATATGGGCGATATTATGCCATATAAAAAAGGGTCTTCGCAATATGTTAGCGAGACCCTTAAGAGAGGAGATAATATCCGTTTAACTAGTTAATCACTCTTCGGCAAGACGCTGAAAGTAACTCAGAGCATCATCTTCATCTTCATCCACAGAATTAACTACGGGAAGTGAAGGTGACTTAGAACGGGCATAGGATTGTTCCAGCTCTTCTACCACACGACTTTCGGCAGTAGGTGCTTGAGTGTAGGACTCATAAACTTCCTCTTCCTCAGCAACTGCACGAGCAGCACTCTTCTGACCCAGAACACTCTTGAGACGACGCTCAAGATCCTCATAAGACTTGAATTGATCAGGAGCAGTCACAGCAGCAAGAGAGTACTCTTTCTTCCAGATTGCTTCCATTGCATCATCATCGTCAAGAAGAGGTGCCTGACGATCAAACTCAGACTTATCATAGTTCCAGTAACCATCCTTCTTCACAATCTTCAGTTTGAAGTTTGCACCT